AGGCTGGTCTCGTTGGTCTTAGAAACGTATTCTGGGGGTATAGAGGCTATCAGCATATCCCAAGCGATTTCTTTTGCAGCGCCGTAAGTTGGGGCCACATACCAGACGTTTCTATTTGGGGCTTTAACCGCTTGCTCTAGTAGTTTACCGGTAGACAGAAAGGTCTTCCCGAATCGCCTGCCAGCCACCACTGAAACAAAGCGACTAGGGCAAAGGAATATCTCACTCTGCGGTAGGGTTAATTGCACGCGGGTCTACCATGATATTGATTTGCGGTATCTCTTGAACTGGCTCAATGTGCTTGTCACCCCAGCTTTCTCGATCCCTATTCTTTAGATAAAAAATAATGGCCGTATTGTCACCGGACATAGCTTTATCAAACAGTTGATTTGTTATCTTATGAATACCAGAGCTTCGGCCTCTTTTTATAGCCTCCAGAAACTCGGGGTACTCGTTCTGTCTGTCGTACACTGTAGCGTCTGAAACACCAAGGCAATCGGCTATTTGTGAGATAGTAAGACCCCTAGAAGCCATCTCCCCAGCTTGCTCGCATATAGCCTCGTCAGGTATCCACTTAGGTCGTCCGGTCATTATGCCTCTGCGCCAAATGTTTCTTTATGGTTCATTGATGGGTTGTGCAATATAACGCTTTCTTCGTTTGGCGGTAATAAGCTGCTTCTCAGGTCTACTGAGTCACACCAAAGGATCAAAGCGGCTTTAATTTGAAAGGTTGCCGATGGGCATTCCAGTATATTCTGGGTGATTCCATCTACATTAGTCAGTAAATCATACCAGCCATGCTCCTCACAATCTAATATACGTTGCGTAATCTGTAACTGTTTCATGCTTGCCTCCCGCATTTCTGCTGTATTGGCCTTAACATAATATCAGTTTTCTTTACTCAGTAAAGGTAAAGCATTCTACCACAAAAAAAGACCCCACTAGGAGTCTCTTTTAAATTCATCTTTGGCTATAGCCGTTAGCCCTACCACTACGCAAATTATCCCATACAGAACCACAATACACCTCGAAGTTTATTAAGAGGGGATTATAAAGACTATTGTATATGATCGGAAATGCAGGTTAATCATGTAAGTCATACCATAAATGATATGCCGCTAGTGCTCTTGGTCAAACTGAAATACTTCATCAAAGCCGAGCATCATGTATTGTTGGATGCAGTGCTTGATTGTGTCTTCTGTAGGTGAATCTGTGTGCTTATGCGCCCTAAGATAACCTGCGTCTATACCTTCTTCAACTAACCTTTCGATAAGTTGATACATTTTAACTTGCATAGCTATTTACTCTCTGTATTTAAATCTAGTCGTTGGCTTCTTCTGATTCTGACCACAAGCAAAATTCTTCATCGCCCATAATCTGGGCAAGCGCCATAGCCAGAGTATCGCCTAGCTCACCCCATCCTATCGAATCATCGTCTTTTACGTGTTTTCTGTATGCCAGCTTTAGCGCTCTGACGCTCATCGGATCACCATCTATGGAGACCGCATCAAAACCGGAATACGCTTGGCGTCCTGAATTGCTGCTTTCTGGGTTTTCATCCATGATCTCTCTGATGGATTTTCTTTGCGCGGCTATTTCTTCTGCTCTGTTCATCTCTATCTACTCTCTGTATGTAAAATGCCGTTGAATTGTTCGTCACGATATTTCACCTCATCTTGCATTACTTTGCGCAAAGCTGGACGCATGGTTTTCTGAGTATCTAAGCAAGCCTGTAAGTGCTGTGTAGACATATCAGAAATTTTCAGATGCACCAGCGTCTCATCACCATCCTTGCCGTAAGTTCCCCACTTGACCACTTCTCTTATCACTTCATGGCTATCGTCTGAAGTTACAGTTAGCATTTTCTCATCGCCGTTAGCGGAGCATCTAACGTAGTCGAACCCACCATCTAGCATATACTCTTTGCCGTTAGCATCTGTATAAGTCACATAATCGTGACGGTGGAGTGATTCTAGTATTGTCCCATCAGGTGTCTTCATTCTATTACTTAATATAACAAGCATTTGGTTTACCAATTGGTCAGTTTAGGTACTTTTAGGCCGTATATTCGGCATTTTTTAAACTATCTGACATCTTTAGCCATTGCAGTATCAATTAAAAGCCCTTTTGCGCGTACAGGTGGGCATTCCTGCGTCTCCCAATTAACTGGTACGCTATCTTTTAAATAGCTAACTCATTGTTCACCCCCTAGATTAAATGAATAAGTGGTTCGTTCTCGATCACTGGTGAACCAAGCCAGCTTCAAAGGTCAGGGGAAACCTCGATCTAATTTAAGTAAGCGTTTAGCGATATAGCTATGAAGCTAAATAGCGCCCCTAATGATGCAAGAAAGAGCATCCGCTTTGCTACCTTATATCTGAAGGAATAGGTATCAGCAATTAGCTTATCGGCAAGGTGGTTTATCTCTTTGATCATTTCAGCAACTTCTTTTTCACGATTTTTTATCATTGCCCCACCTCATATCCTGCAAATTCTTCAGTTTCAACGTTATAGACATCGTTATAGACTTCTTTAACTATCTCGCTTAGGTGGTTTTCTAGCGATAGGTAGATGTCATCACGGATAATGTCAGACAGGTTTTCATTTAGAGAGTTGTTGTACAGCTTATCTATAAACCCAGCTCTGCAAGAAGTAGCCGGTGGCAGTACGTCATCCCACCAAGTCGGAAAATTAATCAAAAAGTTGTAGCAAATATCATCTTTGTGAGCATCGGTATAATCGATAATTTCACCAGTAAAATGACGATACTGAGGCGCATACTCTGGCAGTGTGTCAGATAGCCAGTCTTTGAAGGCGCGTATTGAATCAGACATTAGCAAACCCCCTTGAGGCAGTCGTTGTATTCCATAGTTGAAGCCATGCAATACAGTGAGAATAAAACAACAGCGGCGATAATGCCCATGCGGTTTTCTTTTTTGATTTCAGCAGCTTCGTCGATTTGGTTTAGCTGGCTGTAACTTAATGAGTGTTTCATCTTGTTCCCCTTAGTTTGAATGCCCCCAGTAGGGGGCGGTTTAATCAAATGTTTTTGTAATAGCTAGAATATTGCTCAATTGGATGGTCAAAAACAATTTTTCCGTCTTCAAGGTACATATGATATTTACACCATTTTTCTGAAGGTTTACCTATAAGGTCTTTATGAATTAAAGTTGCGCGCTTTTTGCCCCAGTTAACAACTAAAACTTCACATGTAGTACCATTCGGAAATACCCTTAATATTGTGTCGCCTTTTTCCGCTGTTACGTCGGCTGCTAGTATCATGATGTAACCCCTGTTTCGTTGAATGTGAGCCTATTATATTCTTTTCCTTGACGCTGTAAAGCCTTTTGATACAAATAAACCAAATTAATTGTAAGAAACTGGCTCATAGCTCTCACTGGCAAGCATTTTCTTATGCTCCTCTCTGTAGTGCTTGGCGATCTCAGCCCTTAAAAGTTTGTTGGTCTTCATCAGTACCTGCCACTTTTCCCGCAGTATATCCAGATGCCCTTGGCCTTTGTATTGCTCCAGCCATGACGTGAAGTCTAGGGGGTTGGCCGTGAAGGTAAGGTGGCAGTAGTGGCAAAGGCAACAAGCATTATCCATTGACCACCTAACAGACTTTGCAGCCCTGCCGAATATGTGGGCGCACTCCATCCTTACGTCTTGCTTGTGGCAGTGTTCACACTCAAAGCCAGCCTTCTGCCTTACAACATCACTAAACCACTTATCTGCCGCGTCTCGCTTAATAGCCATTAGCCCTCAACCTCTTTGATAAGGCGCTCAAGATACCATTTGCACTTGTTTAAATCCTGTAACGGGTTGTCAGGGTGCTTTGTTTCATATCTCCACAAATACTTCATTGCTGTGGCCTTGAGGTGTCCCCTAAAAGAATCAGAACTCATAGATGCTTTCATGCAATCAATGGCCTCAACACCCCCAGTCTTATAATGATCTGGGTTGATCGCATCTTTTTTGACTTCTAGGTTTATGCTGTGACATTCAGCCATAGCGTTATCAATAAACTTCGACTCTATTGCTGGGATTTCCTTTCTCAATCTTTCCCAGTCTCTTACTTCTGGATCAACCATTATTCTTCCTCCAACAGGTTATCGTTAAACTCAATTTTTCTAGGAATAAGATCAAGGCAGCCAGTGCATATACCATAAGCACAATCATCATCACCAAGCCAATATTCAAGAACGCTATTGCAATCATCACAATTTTGTCTATGCAATAGCATAGTCTTTGGCGGAAACTTAACAACATCGCCCATCAGCCCACCTTTATCTTAACGCGAGAATCTTCACCCGTATCTTTATGGTAAACAACCGCTGTCATTGAGCGTTCTGCGCCATAGCCCTGCGAACTGTGCCAGCTATCTGTAGCCGTCAGGCTACCCCAATGCTCGAAGTGCATAGAACCAACCTCTCTTGCCGTATGGTGGTGAATATGACCAAGGTGACAGTATCGGTTCTTTGACTGACTCCATTCGTCATCTAAGTTTCTGATAACCGCTTGTAAAATCTGCTCATGCTTCATTCTGTCACCGTGGTGGAAAACGAACAGATTGTTATGCCACTGGTAATGGATGAACTTGGAATAGTTTTGTAAGACATTTACTCGCTTTTCTTTTGCGTACAGTAGTTCAATGCAGCTTGAAAGGTGGCAGGCCATATCCGAATCATGGTTGCCGCGCACATTGATAACAACTACCTGTTTATGAGTTTCTAGCATCTTGTTAATAAGGGTCTGAAACAATCTGCCTGCAAGTTTAAAGGTCTTTGCTATGCGCGTATCCACATCTACAGGCGTTCCTTTGGTAGTAGTGTTGGCGCTAGAATCAGCGTGAAAAAAATCACCTACGTTCAATAATACGCCAATCTCGGCATCACCCACACGAGAAGCCAGCCGATTAGTTGAATCCACTAAAATGCTTGTTGCTATCTTAACATCCCAATCAGCATCATCACCGGACATCTTTGTTTCACCGTCTGCAAGCATCCCAAAGTGGTGGTCACCCATCATATACATAGCTAGGTAGTCTGAATTGACCTTCTTAGGAGCTTTTACAGCTGCTTTAAAGCCGGTTAAGTCGTCTTGCATACCCTCGATCATATATGCAAGTTTTGTCTTCATATCGCGCTTTTCTGGCTCTTGGATAACCCACTGTAATGCTACAGTTCCGTCTTCCTTGTATGCTGTAGAGACTCTCTTGGCCTCAAAGCCAGCCATAGTTTCACGGTTTACGCTTTTATGAGGAGCAACCGCTTTAGATGCTGCCTTCTCCTCTAAGCGTTTCATAATCTTATCAACTCCCCTTCGACCAACACCCAAAGCATCAGCAGCCTTGGTATTTGATCCGTGAGTGATAACCGCTTGGCATACTATCGCCTGCCTTTCCGTATCTGCAAATTCTTTTAATACATTAGGATCAATCTTAGACATCTTCATTTGTCCTGTTTTCGTTTTAATTCAGAATATTCATTGTACTGGGGTAAGGATAACATTACATCTTTTTGTGAAGCCCAATGATACACCTGATCCATAAAGTAACACATTTCGCCCTTATGCTTTGGCAATGGCATAACCTGATCAGAATAGGTTTCTTTCCCTATCGATACTGAATGAGTGCCAAGAAACATCTTTTTCATCATAAACTTCATGCCTTGTTCAGTGGCATTAGGCACTTTCTTTACAAAGATTTCAGACATTTCCCTACACCAGACATGGAATAAGGCATTCTGGCCAAGTGATCTTGGACTTTCATATTGGTCAAGCTTTACAATTAATGGAACCGAATAATCCCAGCTTTCTATTCTCTTTAACAAGAAAGGCAGCTTTGCCTCCAGCGCCCTCTTGTCGTCAATTTTGACGTGATCCCCTTGGCTCATAGCTTCGCCCTCAACCATTTATCTGATAACTTCATTTCTGGCTTTTCTAGTCGGTCATAAAGTCCTTCACGTCCAGAGTTGTTACCCCCAAACATTTCCTGCTTAGGTCTAACTTCTTTTTCAGTCAATATAAACTTACCCTTCATTCTTGAGTGCATCGTCTTATCATTCACGCCGATAATAATACTAACTTCTTTTAAGGTGTAAGTTTCCCCTGTAATCAGCTTCGGATGGGTTCCGTGAAAAGGATACAAAACAGGAACTTTGCCAGCTCCTCTAGGCTCTCGTGATCGTTTAGGCATTTCTAAGAACTCCGTCAAAGTAATATCCAAACTGACCAAGATAATATTGCTTCATCATATAAGCGTCTTGCGGATCTAACCAAGTTATATCAGTCAACTGCATATCCATAGTAAGCGACTTAATGCTCACAGGGGCCGCAGTTATGCCTTGAGGGTCTAGCTTTGCTGCTACAGCCTGCTTTCCTATCACTGCTGGACTGCTGCCACCTCTATCCTGTGAACGCGCTAACCAGCTATTCACAAAGCGCTTAATGCCTTTTGGAGTCTTGCGCTTAGTTGGGTTTGCATCAAGCCATGATTCCATTGCTCTTAGCTCTTGAAAAACATCTACTGCAGGGTAAGCATTTGACCAAGCTATCACGTCAATGTCTTCAGGTTCCCACCGTTCTCCAGTATTAAGAATCATTTGTTTGCACCTAATCTGTATTCAGATACATGGCAAGTCTCACCGTATCGATTAGTAACTGGAACCATTCGGCTAGTAATCTTGTGGCCTTGTTTCTTTAAGTTGCTAACCCTAGATGCCAGCCTGAATATGCCAAGCTCGCTTAATGCTTCGATGCTTGTAATGGTTGGGTTGATAGCTAAGTAATCAAGTAATCTTGTTTCTTGTGACATTTTCGAACCTCCTACAGTTCTAGTTTAATCGTAATTCCAGCCTGATAGCTTCTGATGTATTTCAAGCATTGACTGAAAATCAATATCGCAATATTTGCCCATAATCTCAACCCTTACACCTTCATCATCAAATGATTCGCAATCAGGATCAAACCAGATTAAGCCATCATCGCCATCAGTATAAAAGCAACCAACGCCACTATCTGATATGTAAGTCTTGTAATCAGGCTGAAAGGAACTAATCCAGTCTATAAAATCTGAATTAGTCATTTTTAATAACTCACTTGCTGTTTCTATATGATCCATTCTCTTGTCCCCTAAGCTCGGCAAGCCTCGCCAAGTGTTTGATTAAATAAGTTTTTATTATGTTTGTTTCTTTTTGTTAACAAAACAAACTTTATTCAAGATGTTATAAACCCTTTTACTTCGAAAAGTAAAATTCAAGAACTAAGGGCAAAAGCGACTTAGCGGTTAAACAAATGTCTGTATCGTATATCCAAACTATTCACAGGTAAAAACCGATTCAACTGTGAGGCTCTGTAGGGAGGGTCAACCCTGTATCTGTCGTTTAATTTAAGGAACCGACAGCCTAAAGCCCAAACATTGTTTGCGACATAAAGAAAGGTTTTGGTGTGGACGCTATAGGAACCTACAGCTATAATTACCTTTCTTCTTCTTCGCACAGGAAGTATAAGCCCTCCAAAGGCTTAAAGTAAAGCCCCCTCGTAAAACAGGGGGTTTTTTACTATCTGTCACCCAGCAAACAAAACTGATCAACCGTTAGGTCGAATATCTCACACAAGCCCTGCACCGTGTGTAGCTTCATATTCTCTTGTTTACGCCACTGAAACACCCTCTGGCGGCTTACACCCATTAGTTCTGCAACCTTACTGCTGTTGATGCTGTTAAGCTCCTGAGCCACTCTTAAACACTTTCCTGCATTTGTCATATCTACTACCTATGTTATCCTAGTTAGGCAAGGTTCCCCTGCCTTGTTTTCTCCT